CAGATCGTCGACCTGCTGGCCGCCAAACACGACGGCGTCCACGTTGATCAGTGTCCGGATGAACGGTGCCAGCGCTGCAGCCCAATACCGGGACTTCTTGTCCCTTGTGCGCTCCGACATGCGCTCTCGGGCCTTCACCTCGGTCGCTGTCGTGGACACGGCCATGGGGTCGTCTCCGAACGTGCTGGGCGAGTATCCGGCGGCACGGAGGATCGCCCGGAGAATCTCCATGGCTGTGGCCTTGTGCTCCTCCACACGGATCTGGAATTGCTGGGGGAGGATCCCGGCATCGGCCATCTTCCCGCCCATGGGGGCCTCGGTGAAGATCTCCCGGTCATCGTCGAACTCGACGCCGCGACCGCGTCCGCGGGATTCGGTCATGCCTTCGGGGATGATCAGGCGGGCCTTCGCGAGCTTGATGTCGCGCATCCAGGAGGAGTAGACCTCGTCGAAGGAGTCGAAGAGTGGTTCGATGCCCTCAAAGTCGGACCTGCCGTAGGGTGCCAGGTCGGGTGTGGTTCGCCAGCGGCGGGACGGTTTGATGTTCGGGATGTACGCGGCAGTGAGTGTGTCCACACCCGTGTCGATGCCGCCTTCTGCGTCGACCATGTCGGCCAGGTATTCGGTAGCCGGGTTCTCGTCCAAGGGGACTTGGCGGCCCAACTGGCCGGTCTCACCCACGTACAGGCCGTGGAGGATCCGCCCGGGTTCGTGGCGTTCCAGGTGCCGGATCGTGTGCTTCCCAGCGTCGTCCAGGACTGTCCAGAATGTGACCGCTGCGAGGCGGCCCCACCGCCACTCGGGGACGGCCTTGTCCGGGTGCACCACGTCGACCATGACGTGGTCTTCGAACTCTGCATCCCACACGGCACGCAGGAACACTCCGGTCAGTGCGGCGGCCACCTCGGCGGCCTCCAAGAACGTGGAGTGCATGGACGGCGTGTTCACGATCTGATCGGCCCGGTCCTTCACCACCTGCGGTACACCGTCCGGGAAGAGGATCCGGGGCGCCTCCGAGAAGAGAAGGTCCGCGCTGGTGGTGGCGAGGTCGGATGCGACCGGCACGTGCAACCGTGTGCGGTGCTCACCCTGCGGTGTCGGCTTCCCCCAGAAGAAGCGGGCAGCCATACCCTGCAGGCCACCCGCCATCTGCGACGGTCGGTTGATCACACGGGACTGGTTCCGGTATTCCTCGGCCAGGACGTCGACGTTCCCGGCGTACCAGGCGTCATTTACGCGGACCGCCGAGTACAGGTCGGAGAAGCGCTCTGGGGGCCACACGATGGAGGTTTCAGGCAGCGGCACGGTTCCTCCTCACGCGGGTAGACCAGTAGGTTTCAGTGGTGACCAGGCAATACCTGGCCGCGTCGCACGAGTGGTCGGCGACTTTCACGGGCTTGTCCTCGCCCTTCTCTGCTGCCTTGTCGTCCCAGCAGTAGCCGGGGATCTCGTTGATCAGGCCCTTGCACTTGGATGAGATTTTGAGGACGCCTTGGCCGAGTAGCGACGCCATGGTCCGCAGGCCGTATAGGACGTCGTTGTCAGCGGCAGTGGTCGGCACTCCCCGCGCTTGCAGTTCGGTGCGGAACGATGCTGCGGACGGGTCCACGAGGATCAGCCGGGGCCGCTGCCATTCCTGCCGGCAGGCGTCCATCCACGCTTCGAGGTGGTCGGCGAGGCTTGAGTCAGTGAGTGGCCGGTGCGTGTCCCTGCCGGAGTACACCCACTCGTCGAGGAAGTAGAGGATCCCGTCGACGCCGAGGCCGAGTAGGAGTGCGGCGGTGGCGTTCTGGGTTCCGTAGTCCAGTCCGACTGCGAGGACGTCTTGCATGGGTGGCAGTTCGTCCGGGTTGATCACGTGCCGTTCTGGATCCCACATGGGGTAGATGGCGCCCTCGGCGGCCACCCATTCGCCCTGGATGAAGCGGCGGAACCACATGCCGGTGAACTCGGTCTTGATGGAGTTCTTGTACGCTTCGGTGAGGGATGGGTTGTCGTCGATGGTGAAGTGCCAGTGTCGCCAGTCGGACAGGTCGTCGAGGCGGTCGAGGAACTTCGCCTTGAGCCAGTGGGCTGGACTATCAGGGTTGGTGGATCCGAAGAGTTTCGCGCCGGCAACGGACATGCGGCCCAGGAGCTGCGTGAAGAACTCTTCTGGGATGACGGTGACCTCGTCGACGAAGGCGCCGGCGACGGTCATGCCTCGGATGACCTTCTCCGCTTTGGCGTCACTGGCGCCAAGGATGTGGACGCGGCGGCCGAGGATGGTGACGGTGGGTGCGCCATGGTTGCCGATGATCTGCTCTGCGAGGTCTCCGAATAGGTCGGGGTTCTGCAGGGGGTTGATGCAGTTGCGCCACACGCTGTCGCGGGTGCGGCCGATCATGACGAGTTCGCCGCCCCTGGGTGCGCGTGCGACGTAGAACAGCCAGCGGGTGAGCGTGATGACGGTCTTGCCGGAACGGATCGCGCCGTCTGTCATGTTGACGCGGGCGGTGGAGTTGCGGAGGAAGTCGAGCTGCTTTGGGGAGACGGCTGTGACGGCGTCAGCGAGAGCGGTCACGGCCACCTCCTCTATTCGTTGGGGACGCCGATCTGTTCTGCGATCCGGTCGAGCATGGATCGTGCGGCGGATGCGCCGTGGTCATCGTTCAGTTTGGCGAGCGCGATGGCTTTGTCGACGGCGGTGCCGAACATGCGGTTGAGGTCGTCGGCGGCGATCAGGTCGGCTTGTTCGTTGATGCGTCGGTGCATCTCGGCGAGGAGTTTCTCGGCGAGGGACAGGGAGTCCGTTTCGATGAGGGAACGCGAGTTCGCGAGGTTGACGCGTCGGGCCTCATTGGCGTTGGCCATGACGTCGATGGCGTTGGACTGAACCCCCGACTTCCCGGCCCACTTGCGGATGGTCGATGCGGGGATCCCGGTCTGCTTGGCGGCCTTCGCTCCGCCGTGCTCTTCGTAGGCCTTGAGTGCGGCCTGTTTCTCCTCCTCGGAGTATTTCGTGGGTGGCATTGCGCCTCCTGGGCGTGCCGGTTGGTCACACCGCCTGGGCGTGAGTGGTCGGTAGGCTATTCCGCATGAGTGCTATCGCGATGGTGAAAGTGAAAGACGGGCCCCTTGCCGGGCAGGAGTGGCCGGTGAAGTTTGGCGACGACGGGGAACTTGAGCAGAAGCGATACCCCACAAACGACGGCATCGTATACGTCGCGAAGTATAAGTCCAGGGTGCCCTCTGCCAATGGCGTTCGGTATGAAGGGTTGTATCTGGCTGTCGAGAACTAACTATCTGTGAAGCGTGGCCACCCGTGGATTCGAACCACGATCTTCCGGTGCGCGCTCCGGGGTCCTGCCGATTGGAGAGGCGGCTTGGTGGCCCCGGTGCGGGCCGGGAGTTGTGTCAGCGGTCCGCGCCGGGGCTGGTGACGTTCTCGCCCGGGTGTTCATGTAGAGGTTGAGCCGGGGTCCGTCACGTTGATGTGCCGTGCCGGGCGTTTCTCAGTCGTGGAAGGTGGCGACTGTCGTCAGGTGGCACGGCGGGTATGGGTGTGGCCGGGGAGCGCCACCCGAAGGAACCAACCACCAGCGCGCTCAACCCGGCCACTTGCACAGAAGGCAGTCAGTCCTCTGGGGACACGACTGCCATTCTGTGAACAGAATATGTGACACAAGTGTGCTCGCGCAAGTATTCGGCGCGGCGTGTCGTCATGCTGCACTCGCAAGGTTGAGGACTTGATCTGCGGTATACAAGGCTCGGCCCTTGCTGTCCATGCTGTCGGGGGCGAGTTTCCCGCGTTCCACCCACTTGCGGGCGGTAGCTGGGTTCACCCTCACCCCGGCCTTGGATAGGACACGGCAGAGGCGGGCGAGCGGCAGGGGTGTCCCTGTCGCCTGGTTGAGCTGCCATGCCCGGTAGGTGTGGATGTCCATCGTCGCCCGGCACATGGTGCAGGTGGCGATGCTGGCACCGTCCGTGTAGAGGTAGGAGCCTGTGCAGCCCTCGACCCCGCACGCGGCCAGTCTGCGCCGCTCCACGGGCAGGTCCACGATCCGGGTGAGCCGCCCGACCTTGTAGTCGAGGTCCGCGATCACATACCCGGCATTCCCGGAGCGGGCGGCGTCCCAGGCCCGGCGGTCCGGGTCTTGGCGGGCGTCCGCCAAACCGTTCACGTCCAGGCAGCGGGCTACGGCGTCGCGCCAGGTCATCGCGTCCAGGTTCATCGGGGCCGACGACACGGAGGCCGATGATCCCCCGGCCGACCTATTGGAGCCCTGCTTCGAGATCGCATGCCCGGCCAGCACGAGCAGGTGCTCAGCCTCACCGATCAGGCGAGACAGCCGCTTCACGCACTCCCGGCACAGGTACATGCCCGGCGCCGTCTCCTGCTGGCAGGATTGCGAGTTGGTGCACGTGGTCATGCGACACCTTCCTCGCACCAGCCGATGCCGGACGCTTCCGGGTCGCCGAGGGTCACGTCTGCGTTCCAGGGGACTGTGCAGGTTGCGGATGCGCCGGAGTCTGCGAGGTGCAGGACGACGGCGCGGCTGGTGGCGTAGCCGACAACACCGACGAGGACACCTGTCGCACCGAAGTTGTCGCACCGGATTTCGGCTCGCTGGCCGATGTGGCCAGCGGTGAGGTCACAGGCCCGCAACGTCATGGCCGCACCTTCACTCTCGGCTTGATCTTGTCGGCGAGGATGATGACGCCGTAGCCGAGGGCCGCGGGGACGGTCACGAGGCCCAGGGCTGCGGCGGCGATGATGAGCGGGTTCATGCTGCGGTCCCTTCGATGAGTGCGGTGCCGAGGATTCCGGCGCAGATGATGGCGGCGCCAACGCCTGGGTGGCGGGTGATCCAGTCGGCCAGGCGGGTCAGGTCGGTGGCGAGTGTGCGGGGTCTCATGCGGCGGCGCCTTGAATGAGAGTGTCCATGCGTTTCGCGGCGTCACGGTGGACGGCGACGAGTGCGGTGCCGAGTCCAGCGATCTGGAAGGTGTCGGCGAGGTCGTTGAAGCGGTCGCGCTCGTATTCGAGGCGTTCGATGATGTCTGCCTTGGTGAGGGCCGGGGCGAGTGTGGTGGTCATGGTGGTTCCTATCGGGTGAAGAGTGCGGCGGGGGACTGGTCGTATTCGGCGGCCCCGGAGCAGGTCTCGCACTGGTGGCCGGCGAGGTAGCAGGTGTCGCAGTCGGGGGTGCCGGGTTCCGGATCGGCGTAGATGCCGGTGCGGGCGTCGGCGGCGGGGTTCAGGGTGCCGATCATGTGGTGGTTCCTTACTGAAAGACAACTCAAGCTGGCTGGTAGACAGGTTAGTTGCAACGCGGTATGGAGTCAACTACCAGACACGTTCATATGTCTCGCAGGCAGGTAGCTAGGCAAACGGAAGGCCCGTCACCGTGGTGACGGGCCTCGCGGGGTGGGGCTACTCGATAGTTCCAGAGCAGTCGATACTTCCGCCATCACCAGGCGCTACCGAATCTGACGTGATGATGTCGCCTTCCCAAGTCAGCTCACACTCGGCGCCATACTGAGACCCCCACCCTGAGAATCTGGCGGTCACTTCGCTCCCCATGGTTGCGTCAACGAACGGATGTGTTCCGCTGACATTGCGGGCGTCTTCTGGGTCTGAGAAATCGAAGTCTACGGTGTCACCGTCTCCGTCAACCGCCCAGACCTCGGTGACCTTCCCCTTGAAGTCGTATGCGATATCGCCAGATGCATCGACAACATTGAAGGTCGCTTCGACACCACTCGCGGATGCCGGATTGGACGTTGGTTTGTCAGCAGACGGAGACTCCGATGATCCACTGGATGACACGATGGTTCCACCGAGCTTCTTCTTCACGTCATCCACATCGGGCGCGTTGATGATCCAGTTTTCGCCGACGAGCCAATGCAGTGCGATGGTGTCGCCGAGTGCTTCCTTTGTGGTCTTGACTTGGTCTTGTGCGGCTTGGCTACTCAGGTAAGTGGAAAGGACCACACTTCCACCGCACTCCCCAGACTCCGCAGCTCCTGTGACCTTATTGCTCTTGTTCCAGTCGTTACACTCTCCGCCTGCCCGGATGTAGGCGTCTCGGAGGTCTTCCACGCCGTCGTACGACTTTGCTTTGGCCGTCCCGGCACTGGACCCAACGGGCTTGGCCTCGTTCTTCCCGCCACCGCATCCGGCGAGTGCGAGGCAGGCGGCGAGTAGGAGGGCAGGGGCGAGGTGGCGGCGGTTCATTTGTCGGCCTCGGCGAGCTTGGCGAACCCGGCGCGGATGTGTCCGGAGAGTGCAAGGAGTGCTGCTGTCACGCTGAGCACGGCCCAGATGACCGCGTAGGTGAGTGCCTTGGTGGTGGCGAGGTCTCCGGCGGCGTTGTCCAGGTAGCCGTTGCCGTTGGTGAGGTTGACGAAGAGCGTGATGATCGCGATGACGGCGAAGAATGCGGACAGGGTCCAACCGGTAGCGATGATGCCGACTCCGGGAGCGGTGTTGGCGCTCTCGCCAGGGTTGACGGGGGCAGGGGTTGATTCAGTCACTGGTGGTTCCTTCGGGTGCGAGTGATGTTCGGTCAGTCTAGTGGCGGTTGGGGGATCCGTTCCCCGTTGAGTATGGCGATGAGGTCACGGACGGTGAGGTGCACCCATTGGTCGAGGGGATCACCTTTGCCGTGGCGTTTGGAGATGACGATTCCGGCGAGGGCCTGGTCGTTGACGCGCTCGGCCTCGGCCTCTTTGGTCCATCCGGCGAGGTCGGTGCGGGCGGTGTCCTTGCATTCGATGACGACGCGTTGCCCTTGGTGGCGGACGCCGCCGATATCACCCTTGTCCGTGGACCCGCCTTTGACTCTGCGGTCGATGCGGTCGTCGACGTGTTCGGCGAGCGCGTCGGCGATCTGCCTCTCGAACCGTGCGCCGGCGGCCTTCGCGGAGGCTCTACTTCTCGTCATTGGTGTCCCTTTGCTGGTGGTGTGGGTGATCGGAGGTGTGTAGGTTGGAGTACCCCTGCGGTCGTACCGGCCGCGGGTTCCGCACTAGTCAAGGAGTTGTCATGAGTTTCGATGAGATGAAGGACAAGGTTGTTGGCAAGGCCAAGGAGGCCGTCGGGAAGGTGACTGGTGATTCCTCGAAGGAAGCTGAGGGGAAGTCGCAGCAGGTTGCTGGCGGTGTGAAGGGCAAGGCTGAGGATGCGAAGGATTCCGTGAAGGGCGCTGTTGACGGCCTGAAGGATTCCTGACCCTTCTGAGTGAGTGCGTGGGGCCTGGTACTGCCGTGAGGTGGTGCTGGGCCTCTCCTTTTGTGGTTGTGCCCGGGCTGGTGACACACTGTTACGTGTCAGGTCTTCTACCAAGTGAAATGGATCATCATGAGCATCCGACGCAAGGTCACTACCGCCGCTATCGCCCTGGGTCTCTTGGCCGGGGGCGGGATCGCAGCCGCACCTGCGGCGCAGGCTGGTACGAGTATTCCCGCTACGTACAACGGTGCCAGTCACATCTATTACAAGTTCGCGGCGTCGAACAACAAGTTCTGCGTCAAGCCTGGTGCGCGTGGTTATGCTGACGTTCGCTTCTACCGTGGTGGCAAGCGGATTTGGGGGACCGCTTCTTCCCGCAGGATCTGGACCTGCGTTGCACTCACGAAGCACGGCTTCAAG